TTGACTTATAACTGATATCATCAGCAATATCATATAAAGTTGCTTTAGTTTTTTGATTTCCTTTTCTTAATACTCTACCAATTGATTGAAGGTTTCTAATTCTAGATTTACTTGGTGAAGCGAAGATAACATTGTGCAGATTTTTAATATTAATTCCTGTTGAAAAAGTTCCATATGATGCAACAATAATTGCATTGTTTTCTTTTTCTGTAATTTCTCTTACTTTTTCTCTATCTTCAGTATCAACTCCACCATGAACAAAAAAGACTTGACGATTATCATGTACGCTACTATTTATGAGATCGTATAGAGGTTGGCCATGACCTTCAACTCTAGAAAAAAGAATTAAAGTGTTACCTTTAAGATCTAAAGCAAGATTTTTGATGAACTTATTTCGTCTTTCGTGATTAATGATATATTGCACTTCTTCTTCAAAATTTTCAAATTTATGAGGAGAGTGTTTCAATAGAAGAATATTAATATCCAATGTTGCAACATGACCCTTCTTCATAAGTTCGTCTGTACGAATAATTTTATATGATGGGCCAAATAGACCTTCTAAAACCCATTTGTGAGTTTGTGAGCCGTCTAATGTTCCAGTAAAACCGTAACGATATTTACAATCTGAAAGTTTTGTCATTATAGATACTAATGACTTCGATTTAAATTGGTGCGCCTCATCTCCAACAACCACATTAAATCTTGAAAAATATTGACGGGGAAGTTTGTAGATAGACTGCCAAGTTGTGATAATTACTTGAGCGTCAGTTTCTCTTTCTTTTCCAGCGTAAATTTTGTGGCAAAATGAACCCACATTCCACCCATAATCTGCAAAATCTTTATACATTTGCTCTACAAGGGATGTCGTTGGAACAACTATCAAAATATTTTGTTCTTTCTCAACGTAATATCTCACAATCGAGTATATCATTAGAGACTTTCCAGAAGCAGTTGGAGATATCAATAATTTGCGATTATGTCTTAAAGCGTCGTATACTCCCTCCACCTGATAATCGCGGGGTGTATGTGAGCAAATAGAATTCATATAATCTTTTACACCTTCCTTTGAAATATGATCGTTTACTTCAAAAGGAAGACCATAGTATTTGTTATTTTTAAATTCATAAGTGTATTTGTGTTGCTCACAAAAATGTATAATTTTATCTAATAATCCGACGTAAATTTCTTGTGTGTTTACATTAAAAAGATAGATAAAACCATCCCACCACTTATTTTTGTAAGCAGGAGAAAACTTGGCATTTGGAACCTCAAATTGAAATGAATCTCTTAATTCATAATAGACATGAGGTTCTGCAGTGATTTGTAAATATACTTCATTCTTTTTTTCGATAATCAAATGGCTCATATTTTATATCATTGCGATACAAATATTTATTGGCAATAAAAAAGAGGCCGAAGCCTCAATTATACCCTGCCGTGAATTTCATAAATTCAATACTATTTTTGATTTGGAAAGTTCGGTTAGAAATCATGCGAATAATCTCTTCTAAAAATTTCAACATCGTATCATAGTATCTGATCTTCATATCAATCTTATTAAGCCTCTCATCGGCATCCATATGCCTCTGTATGGCGTCTTTCTCTCTGACTTTATATGGGAATGGCTCTTCTACATAAACCTCTGCTGGAGCCTTTCCTGTGTAGTAGTTGTAGCGTTCTAATCGGACTCTGTTATAAGTCTCTCTTGCTTTCTCTCTAAGAAGAGTAATAGTATTATAAATTGTGTAATATTTGGAATGTAGTTGAGGAATTTTTAAAGATTCATCGTGTAGGTTGTCAGGATCCATGACAGAATCTCTCTGCCACATATCCTGGATTTCATCAAGATTCATGGAGTTGTATCAATATTATAGACAGTATACTTGAAAGTCACGTCTGCTGTAAAGTACTGAATGTCGGTCTGAGTGGAATCGAAATCCAATGATGTCAAATAAATTGGAAACATATTTTTAAATTTCACTGTAGCACTTGTTTTAAAATTACTATCTAAAATATAAAGTGTACCATCACTAAATGCTCTTTTTGGATCTAATGGTTGTGTTACATCCTTTGGATTGGTCAATAAATCTCTATATTGTTGTGTAGTTTCTGGAAATCCAAGGCCTGTAAGCCAATTATGAATAGCCATGTAATTTTCCATATCCTCATCAACAATAAATCTTAATGTCAAATCACCATACTGAAGTTTTCCTCCAGGGACATCTAGATCTTTCAAATAAGTCGGCTGTTGAAGAACAGACAATGAAAGTTCTGGAATTTTTGCAGTATTGCAATAAAATGGAACTTTAGGTTCTTTCGCCAAAGTAAATTTAAATCCAACTGGAGAAAGAAAATTTCGATTTGAAATTTGGTCTGGAAAATTACAAGCCATATTTTTAATACTTTCCGTACATTAATCCGCTTATTTTTGACTTGGACCAATCTATAGGTTTTGATTTTGTGTTGGGTACTGGTGTAACATCTATGTTACGAACACCATATTCTTTCCATCCAGAATAACCCAATGCCTTAGCAGTGGCATCAGTTAAATCTGCCTGCCTATCACCTACATATGGCCCCCTATCAATTACTGGAACCGTCAAAGATCTTTTAGTTCTTGGATCTGTTAGTCTAACTTGACTACCTAATGGTAATGTTTTATGTGCAATTCCTAAAGACTGTGGAGTTAATATTGACCCAGAAGCAGTTCTATTTCCATATAGTCCAGGACCATATGAACTAGTTAAACCCATGACACCCAATACAGGTGCTTCTGACATAAACTGCTTAAAAGTCTTCATCTTTTTATTTTTATTTAGATAAAAAAAGAGGGCTCCGAAGAACCCTCTAAAATTATGTGAATTAACTCACATGAGATTAGCAACTTTAACTCTTCTGTAGTATCTGTTGCTGTTTGCAGCAAGGCGACCAAGACCTTGATTGGTTACATCACCTTCAGCAAATGGGTTGGAAACAAGACCATAGCGGGTCTTGAAGCCAATCTTAGGCTGGAAGGTGTCCTGACCAACGGCACGTACCATTTGGAGAGGAACATATGGGCAGTAGAAGAGGCCAGCGTCATAAGGAGATGCACCCTTATAACCAACAACGTAATACTGATAAGCAGCTACGTTTGCTGAATATGGGTCAATATAGACGCGATACTTACCTTGGAGAATACCAGCAAAGGTATTACCAGTGTCATCTACTTGGAGATTAGCATTAAGGGCTGGGGTATAATCCAGAACTCCTGCCATGGTGAGTGCGGAAGCAACATCAGCGGAGCAGAGGATCATATTACCCTTTCCTCTACGAGTTCTTTGTGCGATAGCGTTAGCATCACGCTCGATTTGGAAGATAAGACCCTTAAACTTCTCAACGGACCAACGACCATTGGAGTCAACGTCAAGGTCAAAAGTACCAGCAGTTGCGGTATTGACTTGAGCGCCACTTTCAGCAGCCTTATAGATGGTACGAATAACCTCACGGTTGATTTCAGCAAGAATTTCAGTGCTGAGGATGTTAGCAAGCTCAGCTTCTGCATTCAAACCATGAATTGCCTTAAGGTCTTGAGCAAGCTCAAGTGAGTACTCAGCTTTCAGAGCACGGGACTTAGCAGCAACGGTAACTTTCTCGATAGAGAAAGCCATTTCGTTGAATGCATTACCAGCTTCTCCAAGTGCTTCTGCAGTACCAGTAGCCATAGCCTGACCAACAGGATATGTGGTAGCAGTTTGACCAGATTCTGGGTTAAGAAGACCTGGGTTATTTCCGCTGTTAGGAGTACCTTGAGTTGAAGTACCGAAACCAGAAGAAGGACCAGTACCTACACCACTGTTATTTACAGTATAGCCATTGCTATCAAAGGTTCTATTTGTACCAATACCAGAGAATGCACTATCTGGCTCATTGAAGAGAGCTTCAGTACCACTCTGATTGGTATAGCGTGAACGCATTGCAAAGATAAGTCCAGTAGGACCATTCATAGGCTGAACGCCGCAAAGGTCATAAGCGACCAGATTAGGCATTGAACGGCGAATTAAGCTGATAAGTACTGGGTCGAAACCTGCAACTGGGCCACCAGCTCCAGCACTACCATAAGCACCGCTACCATAGCCACCAGTACCAGCGGCGTTAGTTGGTGATTCATAAAGGAAAGAACGCTCTTCACGAAGCTCTCTTTCTTGGTTTTCAAGCAGGATAGCAGTTACCGCTCTACGATGTGAATCCCTAATTGGATCCATTCCTTCGTAATCAAGGATTGGTGCCCACTTCTCCTGCAGATGCTCTGCATTGAACATTTGCATTGGATTTTACCTCTTTTAAAAAGTTTTAGTTTGATTTATAATTTAAAATTCACTTTTTAGCGACTCTACTGAGAGTTTGAAGATATGCTTCCATGATTGGTGAAACAGGAGCTGCTTCACTTACACCATAGGAAACTTGTTCTGACAGGTTCTCAGTTTCATCTCTTTGAGTACCAGTATTTGTTGGGAAGTATGACTCCCTCAGAGTTACCAGTTTCTCACGATAGTTTGCTTCACCATCAAACTCAACATTTTCGGCAAGAGAAGCGAGTTTGTCTTTCTGAGAAAGTGCAAGACCCTCAGCGACATCTGCAAAAATTACATCAGCAACTGACTCTGCTAATCTTCTATTGAGAGCAACGTTTCTTTCGATTTGCTCGTTGA